ATCTCTAGGAGCATCACCTGTTTTCTGTGCCGCGGCCTTGGCGGCTGTTTGTACAGCTATACCTGTTATGGTCTGAGGTGGTGTAATGATCAAATTATTGCCAATTGGAGTATTGTTTAAATTTACAACAACTGGCATGGTAGGAATATCGCCATTGATACCTACTATGGTTGCTTCGTAAGGCCTGCTCAGGTGTACTATATGCCCACCCGAATCTACATCAATCTTGCCTGACCCACATACCAGCCCTTTGAGGTTTACTATCTGAACGTTTTCTTCGCAGGTTGGCATGAGCATGACCAGGCTTTTTCCAGTCTCGTCCACACTCATAACAAAATCAGTTCCGCGAACAGCAATAGATGCTGTGGGAGTTTTGATGTTTACTGCATTGGGATTGTTGTGTGCTATGTTACCTGACACATAACGAACTGTGCCTTCTGCGGCTCTCAGTCCAAGTTTACCACCTTGTGTTTTTGGATCATACACAAAGTCGTCAATGACCAATGCGCTGGTTGGTGCAACCTTGACTGTGGTATTGTCTTTGAATGTTATCTTGACTTCGCCGCTTTTGGTTTCCACACGGTCGTTGGATTCAACAGGAGTGCCCGCAACCACTGTAATGGTCGAGGCACCACGTTTAATAATCGCCGGTCCAGTTACACTAGTAACCGAGCCGATATCCGCAAAGGTTACTGTTGTTACAAACAACAGTAACAAAGACCACTTGCGCACCTTGCACCTCCTTAACGGCTGTGCTGAGTTATATTAAAACTTCCGCCGTTAGCAGTAGCTTGAATATTCGCAACGTTAGAGTATGCTCCACTTTGGCTAACATTAAATGCTGTGCCTGTTCCTGCCTGGTTCAACACAAGACTACTTGCACCTGCACTGGTTTGTGAGATGTTGAGTGTATTGTTATCGCCGGCTATGTTGATCAACTGTTGATGATTGTTGCCATTCATTAGGTCAGTGATTGAGTTACCACCACCGTTTACAACAATACCAGTGGTTAGGTTATTACCACTGCCTGTGAAGTTAAGGCTATTACCTGCCGCACTTCCTGTTGTATTGTTAAAATACCAATTGGCGTTTAGGTTATTACAATTAGCTGAACCACCACCGCACAACGCATTGATCGTGTTTTCATTACCAATCTGTTGTATTGTAATCTGGCTTGCACCCGATGTTGTTACTAATTGTAGTGTGTTTACCAAGTTACCATTGCCCTGTTGAATCAATGTTACCACCTGATTGCTACCTTGCAAAATCATTGGATTGATATTGCCATTGGCATCTGCACCAGCACGGTTACTGTTACCATCTTGTAGAATGTTTACAACTGGTGTGTTACCATTTTGTTGCAGATATACAATGTTTGTGGTTGGGTTGTTCAATGCTGTTGCTACTCCTGCTGAGAAAGTAGTGTCCGTAACCGCAATCATTGCCGCAGGTGTTGGTGCAGTTGGTGCTACCGGGGTAGACGGATCGGCCGCCATTGCAGGTAATGCCAGTGCCAATAGAACTGCTAATAGTGTTTTTTTCATTTTTTAAATGCTCCTTATTAGGGTATTAACCCTGGTTTTCATCCTCGATAGACACAACAAACTGTTTGCTGACCCACCCAGCTGTTTGATTGTGCTTTATAAGATAATGTAAATCATCATCTTTTATCAAAGAAACAACAGTACCTGGGCCTACCAGTTCTAGCTTTTTACTGTTGTAATCTTTTGTTGCTCGTAAGTTCACCCAGTCTTTAATTTTTCCAATCTTGGTGTTACTTGCAACTGATTGGGTTCTTTCAGTAGTAAGAGGAAACACTTGGCTAATTGGTTTACTATCTTTCTTTTCCTCCTTTGGCAATTCAGGAACAACAGGTGCTGGCTGAGCTACTTCTTTGTATTTCCAAAGTCCCTGACGCTCACCTTTCTTGATTAATTCCACTACACCTTGCTCAATCGCTGAACGCAGTGCATAGTTCCCAGGTTCATTAAAACTTTGACTTGAATCAAACTCAAATGCCTGTGTGTTCTGGTTAAAGAATTTCATTGCTGTAGCACCATCCATGGTACTCAATAGATTCTTTTGTATAGTAACAGTTGTTAAAATCTCTCCGTTTTGTACACTTACCAGTCGCAAACTGATCACAACCTGGTCCTGGGTATATTGTGTAAACGGCCCTATGCCAAATACTGCAACCCCAGTACCGCCTGATAACACATTGCTGTTATAATCAATAATGCCGCCCTCGATAATAACACCCGCCATGGTCATTGGAGGCAACATCTTAGCACTTGCGCCTTCGTAGATATCGCGAGTCTGCTTGATCATCTGACGCTCTTTTAACAGAGAATCTAGATTTACACGTTCTACAACCGTAAACCATTGACGGTTGCCTGCTTCTTGCAGGGTCTTGATAAGATAGGTTTCAGCACCTTGTGTGACTGCTGTGCTGAACAAACTCAGTGTCTGGCTCGGTTTGCGCTGACCTGTTAGATCTTTAAATCCATAAACAGCAACAGTGATTGGTGCGCCTGCTGGTGCAGGAATGGTATCAAATTCTTTTACCAAGGTTTTTACTTCAACAGGATTGTCTGATAACTCTACTTTTCCAAATGGGCGAACTGTACTGCACCCTGCAATGGCCAATATGGCTATGGTTATTAATGTTAATTTAATTGTCTTCATATGTCACCCTTAAAACGCAAAGCTGGAAATTGGCACAGTAATACTCTGTATAGGTGTTGAGTTGGTTGGATTAAACACACCGCTGGAATTGGTGATTCCTTTGAATACATCTAATACAACATTGCCACCCTGTTTATGCCATTGAATTTGCTCAGTAGGGCTAACATTAAAAGATCCACTGCCGGTAGCACTTGGTGTGCATCCTGTTTGGCCTGCGGTACAAAACAGGTTGTTTGTTAGTTGTGTAGCCAACTGACTGTATACCTGGCTTGTGAACAAGCTCATAAACTGTGCCAATGGTGTGCTTGCGGCCGCGGCCGCCGCGGCACTTGCTTCTGCGGCTTTTTTTGACTCTAGAGTGGCTTTAGCACTCTGTTCCATTTGAATAATGGTGAGTTGTTGTGATGCCCAACCGTTACCGCTAAAGGTTGGGTCCTTGAATTGTTGTACCAGTTCTGCCGACGCGAATAGAGGTAGGCATACCAGGCATGTGAGTGTTATTATTTTTTTCATTTCCCACGGCTCCTTAATAGTATTTAAGCCAAAAATGGGAAAAGTTATAGAGTGCTATAAATCAGTTTCTGCTGGAGGCGGTGTAGTAAATGCAGTACTACCAGTGTTAATGCATCTATCATGTATGATTTTATAAAAACTGTCTAGCTCACCACCAAATTGTCCAATCAAGGTGGTTGCATTGTCAATGCAGAATTGCACATTGTTGTCTTTGATAGCCTGAACAAATTTTTCATGCAATGCAATATTATGCTCCAGTATGTTCATTTCCATTACCAGGCTCTCCATTGGAATAACACAAAAGGCTTCTAGTAATTTGCCGTCGGCAGGAATAGTTTCCAGTTCTAGTACTGTGTACTTCTCTTTTGATTTTTCTGCTATTTCTCGATTAAAAATTATCTGCATTACATTCTCTCTACTTTATATGACTTTGCTTCTTGTTCTTGAACTTTGTCTAGACTAGATGCAACAACAGTTTTTAACCCTTCTAATACATAATGCAAATGTTCATCACGAATTTCAGCAATATCGGATTCTATAAAACCAATCTTGGTTTGAATAATTCGAAGTTCGCTTAGTAGTGTATTAAACTGGTCATCTGTCATGTGGTTGCAAATCTCTCTTTAGGATGTGGTATACGTGCTTGTTTATATACCTGCTGTACACCAATGGCCTGATAATAACTGTCCATGAGTGCATTGTGTGCGGCCTTGCGATCTTTTTCACGTGGGTCACCGTGAGTACCAAACAGGGTGCGGCTGTCTCGGATCTGCCAGAAATTCCATGGTGTTGGCTTGGATAACTGGCGGTATAGGTTTTCCAAAATAACAATATCAAACGCTGGCCCTTGACACCAGATGTTTTCTACTCCTACCAAGAACCGATTGAGTTCTTTGGTAAAGTCGTGTAACCCAACACGATTGCTATCCCCAAGGGCTTCTTCACGAACATCCTCGGGCTGTGTACCCCACCATTCAATCGTAGATTCCAATATATGCCTGTCCAGGGCTATCTGTTCGTCCACATTCACACGCATGTACAAACCGTTTTCAGTTTCTACATCATCATCCCAAGGGCTGAACTTAACAGCACCGATAGTGAGAATCACGCTCTCAGGGCGGGTACTCAATGTTTCCAAGTCTAACATCACATCCATGATTTTTCCTTGTTATGCATCTATTTCAAGTTTAACCTGCAACGGAAATCCATTGTTGCGAGCCAGTACCGTGGTCTCAATGCCTTTTTGTTCAGCAATTTCAAAAGGATACACACCTACAACTCCAGCACCGTCTTCATGGATTTTTATGGTCAGTTGCTCTGCCTGATCCTCATCGTAGTCAAATACATTCTTAAGTACTTCAATGATAAATTCCATTGTGGTAATTTCATCATTGATAAAGATTACCTTGAAGAACCGTGGCTCCGGAATATTTAATTTGGGTTCAATTTTTAGATCGTTATGCACTTTTGTTGGAGTATCCGTTTCAGCCATTTTATCCTCGTATGTTTATTTAAAAGGTGTTGCTATTTCTAACAACACCTTTATTATACAGTTTTACAAATTATTTTGCAAATGTAATGGGGATCTTCTTGGCCTTGTCTTCTTCTGGCACGATGTGCTCCAAAGACACAGTAAGAATACCGTTTACCACTGTGGCTCCGCGAACTTCCATGTTATCGCCCAGTGGCCAGGTGCGCTCAAAATTGCGCCCGCTGATGCCGCGATGCAGGTATTCGTGAGTGTCATCGGCAGGACGCTGGCGTTCGCCACGCACAGTTAGTAGTCTACCTTCCAGTGCTACATCCAGCTCTTCTTCTGAAAAGCCAGCCACGGCTACTTCAATCTGGAATTGATTGTCGCCTGTGCGGATCACATTGTGAGGTGGGTAGTTGTCCTGCTTGGCCGCTGTTGTGAAGGTACGATTGAGTTCTTCAAACAGTTGGTCAAAGCCAATAAAACGGCGATGCAGAGTTGGGATGTCTAATAGATAAGTTGTCATTTTATTTCTCCTTTAAGCAAATATGACTTGTAAGACCCCGGAGGCATCTTACAAGTGTATTTATACGCTCTCTCTCAGGAGAAGTCAATAATTAATATAACTTTTTGGGCAACTGCTCTGCGGCAACTTTTTTGCGCCAGCGATTTTTTGCGGCCGATTTGGCCTTTTTACGTGCTGTGGTGGGTTTGGTATAAAATTCTCTATCGCGTAGTTCTTGCAAAAGCCCACTTTCCATAACTTTCTTTTTAAACTTACGAAGTGCTTTTTCGGCGTTACCATCTGGTCCTACAAACACATGCAATCCACTTACTATTGGTTTGTCTCTCATTTTATATATTCCGGTTCCTGTTGATTAATTATTACTGCTTCAGTAATTCGTATCTTACTTATACCTAGTTTTTTCAGATCTTTGAGTTTGTACATGGTACTCATCAGTGTGCCCTCGACTATGGACTTTAGGCCACGAGCACCAATCTTTCTATCCAGTGCTGTTTGCGCAATGGCAATAATAGCATTGTCATCAAACTCCAGTTCAATATCATCTGCAGAAAAATACCACTGTACCTGCTGTATCAAACTGTTCTTGGGTTCTAATAGTACTCTGGTCAGGTCCTCGAGTCCCAGTGCATCGACTCCTACCACGATTGGAAAACGTCCTACAAATTCCGGAATCATTCCAAACTTGATAAAATCCTCAGGCAGTACATTGGTCATATCAACTATGGCACTCTTGTTGGTCGCTGTAAAACCTATGCCATGATGGTTTTGTCTTTCGCCTACCACTTGTTCTAGTCTGTCAAACATTCCTCCAGCAATGAATAAAATATTACTGGTGTCAATTTCTACTGTGTCCACCGATGGATGTTTCTTTTTGGTGTTAACACTTACATTGCACTTGGTGCCTTCCACCAATTTGAGCAGGGCTTGTTGTACACCTTCACCACCAACATCTCTGTGTAGACTAGAGCTTTCGTTCTTGCGACCAATTTTATCAATCTCGTCAATGAACACGATACCATGCTGGCATTTTTCTATATCATTGTCTGCCGCACTCAATAGTCTACCAATTACACTTTCTACATCATCACCCACGTATCCTGCCTGTGTTAGTGTGGTTGCATCTGCGATTACAAAAGGTACATTTAGATATCGAGCGATACTCTTGGTCAACAGCGTTTTGCCTGAACCGGTTGGTCCAAAAATTAACAGATTGCTTTTTTCAATTTCAATTTCTGGTTCCAGATAAATTCTTTTGTAATGATTTACTACTGCTACTGCCAGTGCTGTTTTGGCTGACTCTTGACCAATCACATATTCATCTAGATGTTGTTTGATCCTGACTGGGTCAAGAGCCTTGCTTATCTTGGAATCCGACAATGTGGTTTTAACACGCTCTCGGCTGAGTAGGTCCGCACAGAATTCTATGCACTCATTGCAGATGCCTGCATCGTTTGCCACTATTAGTTTATGGACTTCGCTACGACTTTTGCCGCAGAAATTACACAATGCAGGATTTGACATTTCACTCATCTGTGTTATTTAACAAAGAAATCTATTGGCGCTGATAATTTTTGGGGATTGCCTAAAAATTGTCTTGGACCATAATACCAGGTCCTGGTATCTTTAATCAATTGATTCTTCTGTGCAGTACAATCACTTTCTTCAGTATTGATTATTATGACATTGGCCAAATTCACTGCTTTCTCTAGCCAGTCTACATCCAGCATGATATCTCTATAGAGATACACGTTGTAAAATTTAAATGATGTCTGCAGGAACAAGGTTATGTTTTCGACATCAGTCAGGTCAGCATCAATGATGAGAACATTGGTATTCTCATTTTCAACAAAATCTGGTGGCGTAATAACTGTACTAGGCATTAGGATGTTGATTGAGGTATTCGGCGACTTCTGCTTTTTCTACGTCGTTAAGATCTTCGATTGAGTATTCACCAGATTGTAATTTGCTGATCAAGAGCTTGATGTATTCTTGATTGTATGCAAATTGGTCTCTTTGGTCTTTGTCAATTTCAAGCCATTTAACACCGTTCCATTTGAACAGTCGGCTGGGCAGATAGTCTACGCGGAGAAACATATCTCCTTTTTGTTGATTCTTTGGAAATTCAATACCAAAACTTGCGTTAGGAACTTCAGTGTCTGGACGCTCAGGTTGGTTGTCTGCTACTACTTCGTTTGCCAGATGAGGGTGTAGTGCATTAAATGCCTCAACTGAATAGGCCTTTCCTTTGTAGTGGATGCCATCGTTGTGCGGTACCGGAACTGGTTCTGGTTCTGGTTCTACCACTGGTTCTACTTCGGTTGCCTGCTGTGCCAGTTCAATTGCCGCACGTAGATCAACCTGAAGTTGTTCTACCCAGGATTGTAACTGATCATTTATATTTTTTAATTGGGCATAGTCCATCGCCAGGCGATCTTGCTTTTCTAGGGACTGTGCAAGCGATTCCTCTGTTGCTTGTTTATTTTGTTTTTCAGCCTCTAGTTGTGTGACAGCATTTTCTAATTCCTGTGCAAGTGCATCTAGTAGTTCTTGTTGTTTGCGATCTTGTTCTTCGGCTTCATTGATCTCAGCTTGTAGTTTTTCAACATCAACCTCTGGCTCTTCAGGATCAAGCTCTGCAAGTTTTTCATTTGCTTCACGTGCTGTGCGTTCTGCTTCGTCTGCGTCCAACGCACGGGCAATCATCCGGCCGCGCCAGAAGAAACTTTTTAATGCTTCTTCATCTTTGCGATCTTGCTCTTCTTCATCCAATGGGGTTGGTGTAATTTCAGGTTCGGGTGTTTCAACTTTTTCTTCTACAATTTTGTTATCTGGTGCCACACCAATGATTGTACCATCTTCGTCATGTATCCATGCACCTTTGCCTTTGCGGGCCCATTCCAGTTGCTTATTAGCGGCCAAGATCAAGGTAAGTGCCAGTGGGTCAAATACAATAACGATCAGGATGATAACCCAGCGCACAGCGGCTTCCAGCATGTTCTTGCTGGCTTCATCTCCGTAGATCAGGGCCGCAATGTATTTGATTGGGCCTACTTCGCTTTCAACTTTACGTAGTTCGGCGGCAAGAGGGGCTCGCTCTTCAGACAGCGTACTAATTGTTTTCTGTTCGGCTGTGATTTCTGCAAGAAGACGAGCACGTTCCTTTTGCTGTCCTCTACGAATAGCAACGGCCTTGTCGGCACCTTTTTCATCTGTACTGCGACCCATGACCTGGTCCACAGCCTCATCCATTTGTTTGAGTGCTTTGCGATCTGCATCGATATTTCCTTTTGCTGTTTGAATCTTTTCATCATAGATAGCGACCTTGCTACCTGCGTCTCCACTTACCAGGCTTTGATCACTGTGTGCTTTGGAAAGGAATCCAAAGATACCCATGCTGGTGAGTAGCATGAGGAATACGATTGCTGGGATTAGATACATCTTGAAAGCGATGCCTGCTCGCTTCCAGTTGTTGTGTAGCCAGACTGTGGAAACAATCTTGCCTGCCTCCAGTGCGCCGCCCATGATGATAACAGGTACAACAGCGGCACTAAAAATAGCAGTAAGGCCAGCAACCGAATAGTATGCGGCGATTACCGAAATCATCACGGAGATGAATAGTATGAGGTATCCAAATATCATAGTGTGTATTTACCTAGAAGTTTACTGTCTAAGTATACTAGTCTATTTGGTATGATACAAGAGATTTGATTAAAAATGTTCTATTATACAACCCGTACACGAGGGTTTTGTAGACTTGGCTTTTCCGGAACGATAACCTCGGGTTCGGGCTCGGGCTCCGGTTCAGGTATTGGATCTGGCTCTTTGGCTACTATGAATTCCGGAGCAGGTGGTGGTGTGCGATGGAATTCAGTTTCGGACAGCAGTAGTATCTCGGGCATGATCCAACCTTCCAATGGCTTTTGCCACAACCAGGCACCTGCTTGTCCGGCTCCACTCCAGATCTGAGTATCGGGTCCAACGATTTTATAATCTGTTGAAAATATCTCTACCAGGGCTTGTATCAATGGAGAAAAGTTTGGGTCATGGTCATCACCTGCTAGATACCCGCCGGGTTTGACCTTGGGCAACCAGGCTCTAACACTACGCTTAAGACCTTCGTAGCTGTGGTCATCATCAATGACCACTAGATCCAGGCTGGAATCTTCAAACAGGTTTGCACCATCTACTGAGGACAATTCTATCACATTCACACGGTCTAGCACAGGTGCAATGTTTTCTTTAAATATCTCAACAATGCGGCGAGACTCAATCAGTTGTTTGACTTCATCACTGCGATAGTACCAACCCTCGGCTTCGGTTCCTTGCCAGTGATCTACTGCCGACAGTTCAAATTGTTTTTTAGAATTGATCAGCTCTACTGCCAGGCAGGCCAGGCTTCTGCCTTTCCAGCACCCAATCTCAACAACCTTGCAGTTGTCTGGTAAATGGGGTACTATATAGCTGTAAAAAGGAGCCAGATAATGACTCCATCCTTCGATGTTGGTGTAAAAATGAGTAAAGTGATTCATTGAAATTTTTTAAAAACCAGTGGATACTATAATAGGAAGTCCTGCGTTTTGCTTGATTGCATCTAGCTCAGCTGATGCACTGCCGTGCTCACACCCACACGGTGATAATTCACATGCAGGACAAGGTGCATCGCCTGCATCCATTGGATGCGGTTCAAGCGCAGATGCTACGCTACCAATTGGAGATAATGTATTACCTGCTTCGTGTTCATGGTCGTGTCCATGTTCGTCACTGGATGTTTCGACTCGATCTATTAGATCAGCTAGTCCTCTGAGTATTTCGCTTGCTTTCATGATTTATCCTTGTCTAATGGTATATTTATTTTTAAAGTGTTTGTTTGGCCCTGGCCTGTGTCAATATTATTTCAATATTACATCGCACCATCTGGACAGCGTTAGATTATATATCTGAACGTTACCAGTATCACTGTTCAATATTATCATGCCATTGAATGCGCCAATGGCATCTCTGGTTGCAGTGGTTAGTCCAATTGGGCGTATCCAAGTAGCCACAGTTACATTGGCAACACCCACGCCAGTTGGCCCAATCTGTCCTCGGTAGGTAGGAAAGTATGCGGCAGTATTGGCATTGGCGTTTGTGGTAATACTTGAGATTGAAGTATTGGTATAGGTCTGGAATGCACCTAGATTAGCACCAATATAGGCCTGTGTATTGGCATTGGCGTTTGTAGTGATACTGCTGATCGAAGTATTGGTATAGGTCTGGAATGCACCCAGGTTGGCTCTGATGGATTGCACGTTTGCATTGGCCCAGATACCAGTTGAACCTAGATTTGCCTGTATGCTTTGTATGGTTGTGTTAGCATAGGTTTGAAACGAGCCTAGGTTGCCACCAATGTATGCCTGTGTATTGGCATTGGCGTTTGTGGTGATACTACTAATTGAAGTATTGGTATAGGTCTGGAATGCACCTAGATTAGCACCAATGTATGCCTCGGTGTTAGCATTGGCGTTGGTGGTGATACTACTAATTGAAGTATTGGTATAGGTCTGGAATGCACCCAGGTTTCCGCCCAGGTACGCCTGAACGTTAACGTTGGCATAGGCGCTGGCATTCAGGGTTGACAAAGTGTTATTGGCATAGGTCTGGTACGAACCAAGATTAGCATTTATGGTTTTCGAAGATGTGTTTGAATAGGTTTGGAACGCACCTAGATTTGCCTGTATGCTTTGTATGGTTGTGTTAGCATAGGTTTGAAACGAGCCTAGGTTAGAGTTAATGGTTGAGATGTTTGAAAATGCATAGGATGCATTGGCCGACACCGCTGTTAAAATATTAACTCCGTTGGCATAGAGATAAAAGTTAGAATAGACATTGCTGGTCAGCACATTGCCAGATATCACATTGGCTGTTACAATCTCAGATATGTATTCGTAGGTGTTTCCAGTTATAAACAAGTTACCAGAAACCGTGAGGTTACCGGATACAGTTTGAGACCCACTGATACTTAGATTCCCAGTTATCACGTTGGCGCTGTACACATTGCCAGTCACACCGACTCCGCCAATGATTTGAACTGCTCCGCTAGTGGTTGAAGTTGAATCAACGTTGGCTGTTACCGCCAACAGTTGGTTTAGTATTAGCCCGCCCTGATTAGGATATGCATTTGCGTCAAAAGTCATGTGAGATTTCCGTGTATCTTGTATTTAACACTTGAAAAACCAGGCTAAAATTGTTGCGTTTTAGCCACAGATAAAACGGTTGACCTAGAACCCGTTTTCGAGTATAATTATGGCATGAACACAGTAACCCAACCCAAGGAGCATAAAATGGAAAAAGGCACTTGCCCAGTCTGCAACGGTTCAACTCGTATGCCCGCAGGCGATAACAAATACAAACATGTTATCGCAGGCTATGACAAAGACACTGACACCTTTGCATGTGACAACTGTGGTAGTCAGTACATGTTCGGTCGTTCTAGCGGTGAAGTTAAACTAAACAAAGAAGGTGTACCATGCACACATTCTTATGTGAGTAGCAATGCCGGTCGCTGTTTGACCAATTATGTCTGCAAACATTGTGATGATCGTTACCAAATTGACTCTGGAGATTGATTATGGCCTACACGGTTTTCAAACACAATCAGGAATACGGTCCCCGCAAGGGATTGGAAGGACCTTTCCATTATGCCAACGGTCGTGTGCTCTACTACGATGCCCAGGCAGGTGAGTATTGGGATCCACGCACAGACTTCTATGTGGAGCGCGAGGAAATTGACATGCTACATTGCATGACTGCTGAGCTGTTAAAAAGTTAAACAGCAAAAATAAAAAGCCCCGGAAGGGGCTTTTTTATTGGCTAGTGTATGGTATCACTATCTTCTGGACCAGGAAGAGCATTGATGTCTTTTATCCCCAGTAGTTTGAGTATTTTCTTAACAACTGGTGGAGGATCTAGTACGAACGCATCCGGTGTAAACATGTGTTTCAATTCACCGTCTACACCAAATACAAATCCATAATCTTCCGTACCGTCGATTTCAAGATCATCTGTTTCATCTTGCGTTTCGTCTAATTCAATTTGAGGATCTTTCATACATAACAGCCTCCAGGTACTGTACTATTATTTATTTGAACAGCATCAGACCCATTAATACACATTGTACAATGAAACCAATACCAATGGTAAAAATGTTGAGGTTGTCTTTGAGCATCACTGCCTTGACAAACAATAGTCCAAGTGCGGCCCAGCAGAACAATACCATGTCCACGGGTGGCATCTTGTCAGTGAGTCCACTCATGGCGGCCAACAGCGTTGGAATAATGCTGAAGTGAATAAAGCAAACCGCTATCCATCCTAGTGTTTCTGCACTAACACGGGCAAAGTGATCTCTAAAAAAGTTTACCACACCGTCTTTGACTGCATCCATTGAAAGTTGAAATTTCATTATATTTTCCTTGCTGAGTAAAAAATGTGATGTCCAATTTGAGTAATCTTTTGCTTACCCCATTGTGGATGAACTTGATCATTGTGATAATACATTGCTTCCTTCAATCCGTCAAGTTTAAATCCTTCTAGCAGTACTTTTTTTGCAACTGCCATGCTTTCATTAAATGCCATTGGATTGATTGGTTTTATTTTGCCAGGGTTTTCACAGTACCATGAAAATTGACAAATTACCTTGTCATAGATCACATTCTTCTGTTGAACCACTCCGCAGATGTCGCTAGGGAACTGTCCGCTGTTCACGCGGTTCAGTGTGACCTGGGCTACAGCCACTTTACCTTCGAAGCTTTCATAACCTGCTTCGTGATAGATGTTGCGAGCCAAACATTGTAACTGTTTTTCTCTTGTGGCCACTGTGACAAAGTCAGCATTCTGTTGTGCTTGGGCTTCGCGCAGATGTTCCATTTTGTTTTTGGTCACTTGAACAAACGTTGTTGCACAGAACACGAGTGCAAGGAAACCGATGATAGAACTTAATCCTATCGTTAAAAGATTTTGCCAGAATCTATTGGTCAGAGTCATCATAATTGTTTCTCCTTAGTTTTAGATGGTTAGATATTTAAGAACGCAGAATCATACTTATAATACACTATAAGTCTTGCTCTGTCAACTTAAATACGGCCCATGCTCATAATATGAGCCGTTTACGGGGTAATAGTGGGTTTTTTCTAGGCAAATATGCGCTGTTTATGCTGGCGCATACCCCCGGCTTACGTAGAAATCATTGTTGTACCCAAATAGTGCGGCATTCTCAAGAGCATTAGCAAGATCCAAATTATGGTTTCTGGCATAGTCAATCACATTGTCACGCTGTGCCGCGGTGAGTCCTGCGCCAGAACTTGCTCCTAATTTCCGTGATACTTCAGTCACATCAGGTACTCCAATTGAGTTTGTTGATACAGATTTTAAGGCATGTGCATTCAGACCTTGAACCAGTATGGAGTAAAAAGATTGTCCGTAGATGTCATCTGTGACCAAACTGCTCAGGTACGAATTGATTCCGATCTGATTCGGATCAGGACTCAGTCCTGGGATCACTGAAGATCCTAGTACCGAATTGGTAACTCCTGGGGTGCTTGCATAGATGTCAAGTCCGGCTCGTACACAATTAGTAATCTCTAATTGCAATTGGCTCAGCATATTAGATATCTGTGTGGTCAGTGTTGCCAGACCAAATGTATAAACTGTGTCTGCTACCAGGGTTGCAATCGCTGATGTTAAATTTGCTTCGGCTGACGTAGCATCAGTGCCAGCATTGTATACTGCTAGTAATGCAACCGCCGTGTCAGAAACTGCTTGTACTTTTGTTTGTGCCGCGATCGAATTTACAGTGAACGCAATTTGTTTTGCGGCATCGGTGTGTACAAATCCTCCCGGCGTGCCTATCAACTCTTGGATCAACGCAGACCCAAACTGACCACTACCCACTGGAACAGCGGCTTCAATGATTGCAATATCTGCGTCAGGAATTGGTTGTGTTAGATCTGTCAGTGCCGGAATGTCCGGTATTGTGATATTTTTAAAGGCCGCAGACAATTCTTTTGTACTGTTGAATATTAAATTCAATCCAATCAACTGCTGTGCGAGTCCCACCAATGATCCACCAGGTATTGCAGAAACAGCATTAGAATTCATTATACTGCTGGCCTGTAGCAACTGACTTGCATCAGTGATATTTTGCGAAATAGGTACTGTCAGGTTAGTGGCAGTTATTATCTTCTGCAGATCAGACCCCTGGATTGTTTTTAATATCCCAATGAGTATATTGTTGTTAGCGGTTGTTAATGAATTGAGATTTACACCCTGGTTCCTCAATAACTGGATCACACTATTGGTTAACAGTCCTTGCTGATTCAAACTACTGATCAGTCCAGCTGGTGTTCCAAAATTCTGCAGGTCACGAAAGCTATACAACGACCCCATGGCAGTTATAGCATCAGCAACTGCGGCGATACTTGCTTGTATATCTTTTGGACTGCGTGTGATGGCCGGACCACCGGTATACAATGTTGATGCTTTGATATAATCATCTGCACCAACTGCTAGTGGACCAAATCTACTGGTAATACCGCCGGTGATCAAATCAGTATGGCTATTTGTGCTAGGTGATATGCTTTTAAAACCCTGCTTCTGAAAAGTATACAAAGATCCTAGTACATCTCTAGAGGTCTGACAACTGTTGACTGCAATATTAAACAGTCCCAGGAATCCAAGAACACCCCGAGAGAAAAATACATTGGCTCTTTTGATTACACTACCGGTAACATCCAGGGTCACACTTGGAAGAAGGTCAGCCGATATCGGCGCAGTTAAACTCAGCCCTGGTATCTGAGTTCTAAGAGTGGTAATCATACCAGGTGACACACGTGGATGCACCGCTACTGCTCTCAATTGCCCGCAAACAGTTGATGTTGACTGTATTGCATTTATGTTGGTAAGCAGATCTGCAGAAATTGCTAGACCTCGGTTCTGAGATATCCCACTGAGTACGAGAAGCTGGGCGGCCGAGTATGACATGGTTACCCCGCTATCACATCGCCACTGCCGCTTGCAGGATGACCACAACTGGCCGCATCTCCTGCACGAGAGACTGGTATTCCATTGGCAAAAACTGTACCACTTCCGGCCGCCATAACAGGTCCGCCATGCGGCCCATTGCCGTGACCAGCGACTGAATCACCAATCCTGGCCACGCCGGAACCATTGGCAATCACGTCACCAGAACCTCCGGTAATAGTAGAGCCTGCTGAGTCTTGTCCTTGACGTGCGATACCTGGCATTATACTAGTTTGATCCCTGATGTTGTTTGAAGATATTGATCAGCCGCATCCTTGTGCGTTGGTGCCATCACAATGATTGAATTCTTAAGAATCGTCATGTTTGCATCTGGATCTGTTGTGAACAGATACGGCACTAGTGCGATACCTTTTTGTGCGGCAGTGAGAACCAGAGGCTTGCTTACTGTAACACCCATTGGTCCGTCTTCGATCAATTTGGCTACCAGTTCTTCGCCACTGGAAGTCTTGATGGTTATTACCTCGCCAACAGCGAGTCCTTTTGAAATTAACATATTATCCTTTAAGAGCTTCGAAAAACTCAGTTGATTGTTTGGCTAGGCCTTGGTATCCACCTTCAACCAGTAGAGTACCATCTTTGTAAATCTGGGGAACCGTGCGGTGACCTTGTTCTAGAACAAAGTCTTTTGCCTCTGCATCTTCGTCGATTTTAACTTCGACATATTCGACGCCTTTTGACTTCAATAAATTTTTTGCCTGTGTGCAGAATGCGCAATTATTTTTACTGTATACTGTGATCATTTATAAACTAAATCCCTTGAAAGTATTATTGTCGACGTCCTGCTTGGTTCCGCCAACTACATAACTACTTATCTCGGTTTCCTGGGGTGCAACTTGAACTTCGGCTCCGGCAATCCACTTGGCAGTCCATGGCAATGGATTAGATCCAGTCTTGATGCCGCACTTGAGACCAACTGCGGTCATACGCTTACAGGTTAGCCAGTCTACATAGTCCCACAGTAGTTGCTTGTTAAGTCCAATCATGGAACCGTCTCTGAACAGATACTCGGCCCAGGTCTTCTCTTGCTGTGCGGCAGATAAAAACATTGCCTCACACTCGTCATGTGTCTCTTCACGTATACGTGCAAAGTCTGGATCGTCCTGTGGTAACAGTTTGATCAGAGTCTGTGTACTGGCCAGGTGCAGGTTTTCATCACGGGCAATCAACTTGATGATCTTGGCATTGCCTTCCATCTTCTTGAGTTCAGCAAAGGCCCAGGAACAGGCAAAGCTCACATAAAATCTTATTCCTTCCAGTGCATTGACATTATTAATTGCCAACCACAACTTTTTCTTAAGATCATAACGATCAACAATGATTTCTTTACCATTCACTGAGTGAGTGCCGTAACCTAGTAGATTATACCAGCTGGCAGTTTCAATTAAACTATCGTAGTACTTGCTGATGTCTACCGCACAGTCCAGTATTTCTGGGATCTCAGTGAGCTCATCAAATATCCGGCTAGGATCACTATAGACGTTGCGAATGATATGAGTGTAACTCCTTGAATGAATAGTTTCATTGAAGGACCAAGTCTGGATCCAAGTTTCCAATTCAGGTAGTGATACAATAGGAAGGAAAGCAAGGTTAGGGCTACGGCCTTGTACGGAGTCCAGAAGGATCTGTCTTTTAAGATTACTGGTGAAGATATGTTGCTCATTGGGTGTTAGGTCCTTGAAATCTTTTGAGTCTCTAAGAACATCAATTTCTTCTGGTCGCCAGAAAAAACCTAGTTGCTTATCAGTGAGTTTATCGAATTGTCTATATTTCAACGTGTCATAACGTTGTATTCCACAGCCGCCAGATGTGTCCAAGAACGCTAGGCTCGTCATGTGATTCTTTTTGTTGGTATTAAAAACGCTCATTGCTCTATTCCTTGGATTAAATTACACAGCTTTCGCAATCTTCTTGGTCTATCGGATCTAATAGAGCAGGTTCTTTTGCGTTCAGTTTGTCAATGTCTACTTCACCTTGCCCGTCATAGGTATTGAAATAATAGAGTTGTTTGCCGCCATACTTGTAAAATTGTACAAGATGGCGAAGCATGTCACTCATTGGGATTTTTTCATCATCAAAGAATTGAGGGTTATAACTGGTATTAACACTGATTCCTTGATCAATATATTTTTGTAGCACAGCACAGATATTCATGTAGCCTTCTGGACTACGTTGATTCCACAGTAGTTCATACTTGTTTTTCAAGCGACGATATTCTGGAACCACCTGTTTCAATGATCCGTCCTTGCTCTGTTTAACACTTACAAAACTACGTGGTGGCTCAATGCCATTGGTAGCATTAGAAATTTGTGCGCTGGTCTCTGCAGGCATCAGTGCCATGAGTGTGGCATTGCGGATACCAGTGGTAAGGATTTGTTCACGCAGGTTTCGCCAGTCCATACGCTCAACGTGTGGCACCAGTTCGTCAATATCTTTTTTACGTGTGTCAATTGGTAATAGTCCATCTGCATACTTGAGGTCTTCCCAACGTGTGCATGGGCCTTGTTCTTTTGCCAAGTCTGCAGAAGCCTTGATCAAGTAGTAAGACCAGGCTTCTGCATACTCGTCAACCAGTGGCAGGGCACGTGGGTCCGAATAACTTGTGTCATTCTTGGCCAACCAATATGCGAAGTTGATAATGCCTACGCCTAGAGGACGGAACTCACGTGTTGCTAATTCAGCCGCCTTAACTGGATACTGCTGATAACTCAATAGTGCATCTAGACCTCTGACTGCCAGTCTACACATTCTCTCGAAGTCATGTGGGCTTTTTACATTGCCCCAATTGATCGCTGATAAAGTACACAAGGCGATCCTACCATCCTCATCATTGACGTCGTTCAATGGTACAGTTGGCAAATCAATCTCACAGCAAAGATTACTCATCCGGATAGGAGCCCGATCTACTTTGAATGGACTATGTGTGTTGGCATGGTCCACGTTCTGTAGATAGATGCGCCCGGTATCTTTGCGCTCTTGCATAAAGCGACTGAATAGATCACTCGCCTTAATCTTCTTCTTGCGCAATTTAGTATTGCGCTCTGCGGTTTCATACAATTCCTTGAAACGATCTACATCAGTAAAGAATGCATCGTACATTTCAGGAACATCCTTGGGAGAGAACAGGGTGATGTCTCCACCGTTTAGTAATCGCTCATACATCACGCGATTGAACTGAACTCCATAGTCCATGTGGCGCACACGATTGTCTTCTGTGCCTTTGTTGTTCTTCAACACCAGCATGTCTTCAATTTCCAAATGCCAGATTGGATAGTATACAGTTGCGGCTCCGTTGCGAACACCACCTTGGCTACAACTGCGTGTGGCGGCCTGAAAAAGTTTGAAGAATGGGACAACGCCTGTATGGTATGCATCTCCATTCCTGATAGGTGATCCCAATGCACGTATACGTCCTGCACCAATACCGATGCCTGCCTTTTGACTTACATATTTTACAACAGCACTGGAGGTGGCATTGATACTGTCAAGGCTGTCATCAGTTTCGATCAGCACACATGATGAGAATTGTTTCTGCGGAGTGCGCAGGCCGGCCATGATAGGAGTTGGTAGACTGATGTCATGATGACTGATAGCATCATAGTAGTCTTTGACCCAGCGCATGCGTGTGTTTGCTGGATACATCTTGAACAAGGTGGCCGCGATCAGCATGTATGCAACCTGCGGGGTTTCAAAGATATCCTTGGTCACACGGTTTTGTACCAGGTACTTGCCTCGCCACTGTTCCATGGCCGCATAGGTGAAGTTTTCATCACGGCTATGATCCAACCATGTGTTCATCTGATTCCATTCATCGTCTGAATAGGCATTGACCAGATCCAGGTCATAGAATCCAGATTCAGCATTGCGCTTGACTAGCTGTAGCAGGGGCCACGGTTCATAGTCTCCATAGACTTGTTTACGCAAGTGGTAGCATATCAGCCTGCCGGCTACGTTCTGGTAATTGGGGGTTTCTTCGCTGATTAGATCAGCCGCACTCTTGATCAGGGTTTCTTGGATATCTGCTGTTTTAATTCCGTTGTAAAACTGTATGTGGCTTTTTATTTCTACTTCACTGGCGCTAACACCTGTGATTCCTTCTGTGGCCCAAAAAACTACTCGGTGTAATTTCTCAAGATCCAATTCTTCTTTATTGCCATTGCGCTTTGTAACTTGTATACTTGTCATTGATTGGTCTCGTCTTCTAAATTAATAATTATCTAATTTCAAATCCTGGTGTGTAAACTCTGCCAAAAGTTTCAACTTGTCCGGAACCTGTATTCTATTTACAATGTCGGGCAAATTGAAATTA